AAATAGAACAACAAATACAAATGGAACTGTTTCTAGAGGCGGCGGTGGAGGGGGAGGAGATACTCATAGTGGTGGAGCTGAGGGAGGTGCTGGTGGTTCTGGTATCGTAGTCGTCCGTTATGAGATCGGACAGGTCGGAGGAACCGCTAAAGCAACTGGTGGTGCCATTTCTTATACTCCAACCACGACCGTTCATACCTTTTATTCATCAGGAACCTTTACGGTCACTAACCCAGCGTTAACGTCCGTTGACTACCTTGTGGTCGCTGGTGGTGGCGCCGGTGGTTATGAGGGGGGTGGAGGCGCTGGTGGTTTTAGAACTGGTAGTGGATTATCTGTTTCTGGAAGTATGTCAGTTACTGTTGGCGGTGGTGGTGCTAGAATAACTGGACCATCTTTAAGTAATGATGGATCTCCTTCAATATTTTCCACAATAACTTCCACTGGTGGTGGAGGGGGGGGAGATTACAATAATCCATCAACCCCAAACTATAATGGAAGACCTGGTGGTTCTGGTGGTGGAGGATCAAGTCGTCCAGGAACTACTGGAGGTTCTGGAAATACCCCACCAGTATCACCACCACAAGGTAATAATGGTGCTGGCGGCGCCGGTGCTAGTGGCGGTGGAGGAGGAGGAGGAGCAGGTGCCGCAGGTACTGCTGGTCCAGTTGGTCTTGGTGGAAATGGTTTAATATCAACGATTTCTGGAACTGCTACTTATTATGCAGGTGGCGGCGGCGGTGGCACTGGTCCAGGAGCTGCTGGTGGTGGATTGGGTGGAGGCGCTCCAGGAGCTGGTACTAATACTAATGCTACTTCTGGAACAATGGGAACTGGCGGCGGCGGAGGAGGAGTTTGGAATGGTGGATATCTTTCTGGTTCCGGTGGTTCTGGTATCGTTATCATCGCTTACCCATCATAAATACCTAAAAAACTCAAATGAGTATTCTGAATGTTAATCGTATACAACCAGTCGGAAGCGGTCAGACAGTCACGATAAACGCTGCGAATATTAGTGCTGGGACGTTCAATATTAATGATTCTGTTGGTATAGGATCCACAACATTTTCTAGTAGTACTGCAAAATTAAAAATTTTTCAACCAGAATCTTTATCTTATGGTCCATCTATTTTGGTTAATATTGGTGGAACAACGGGTGGATGGTTACAGTGGCAAACAAATGGAACAACAATTGGTGAGATAGGTTCTGCATATCAACTTTTTGGATCTCCAACAAGAGGAGATAGTGATCATTTTGCTATAAATGGTAGATCCTCTAGACCATTAATTTTAGGAACTGATAATATTGAAAGAGTTCGGATATCTTCAAGTGGTCATTTACAAATGCCTGCTGGATCTTATGATGTTCATATTGGTGATACTGTTGATAGTAATGCTGGAACTCAAACAATTTCTGTTGGATCAACTGCTTCTGGTTCTTCTGGAGGTTTACAACTATGGGCAAATCCAACAAATGGCAATTCCTGGGTTCAGTTTGGTGATAATTCAGCATCTGCATCACAGTACCGAGGATGGGTAAATTATCAACACGCTACTGATATTTTAAACTTTGGGGCAGGAGGCACAGAAAAACTTCGTATATCAGACAGTAACAATGCTGGTATGGTTGTTATATCCAACACTGGGGGAACATATAGTTCTTTTAGTAGTTATAGTCCTTATGCCGTCCTTCAAGTTGTAGGTTCTCAAGCTGGAATAGGAGTTAGAGATAGTACATCTGGTGTGTATCGTTCAATATATACGAACTCCTCTGGTAATCTTTATTTTTACAATGGTACAAATGAAGGATATTTAAGTTCTGCTGGAGCATGGACTAATGCTTCTGATGAAAGACTCAAGCAAAATATTAGACCAATAGGATATGGGTTAACAACTGCTTTAAGTTTAGTACCAAGACATTATGAAATGAATAGTGATAATAAGACTCACATTGGATTTATTGCTCAAGAAGTTGAGGAAATTATTCCTGAAGTTGTATCAACTGGTGATGGGGCAACAGGATATAAGGGTCTAGACTATGGAAGTTTAGTTGCGGTTGCTTTTAAAGCTATTCAAGAGCAGCAAACTATCATTTCAGAACTTCAAGCACGTTTAGATGCCGCTGGTCTATAAATACCTAAAAACCTCCAATGAGCACACTCAAAGCTAACATCATTGACTCCACGACCTCTACAACAGAGTTCAAGGACCAAATCACCGCAAATGGTGATAAGCAATGGGTGGATTCTTATGGAGTCATCAAGACCAATCGTAATACCATCGCTGAGAACATCACAATTCCAGCAGACACCAATGGACTTTCTGCTGGTCCCATCACGATTGCCGATGGTTATACCGTCACACAACTTGGTGAGTGGGTGATTGTATGACAACTTTAATTGTTAATACCGTTCGCTCACAAACTGGAAGCACCGTTGACTTTAAAGACATCATCAGTGCGAATGGTGCCTCACAGTGGCTAGATACTTATGGTGTGATTAAAGCAAACAAGAACACGATTGATGAGAATGTGACGATACCAGCAGGAACCAATGGAGTCACTGCCGGAACGGTAACAGTCAGTAGTGGTTACACCGTCACAGTACAAGGAGAGTGGAGAATCGTATGACTAGCAAGATAGTTGTTAATAACATACAAGCAGACGCTGGAGTTTCTACGGTTACTTTTGGTAGTAACATTCAGGGTAACTTGATTGGTAATGTTACTGGAACTGTTAATTCTTCTGGTATTGCTACGTTTTCTAGTGGTCTTGTAGTTTCTGCCGGTAGCACTAGTGCTCCCCCTATAAGTCCAAGTGGCGACTCAAATACCGGTATCCTCTTCCCGAGTGCTGATACCATTGCGTTTGCAGAAGGTGGTGTTGAAGTAGGTAGGTTTGATAGTAGTGGTCGTTTGGGTATAGGAACGAATAACCCAACTGGAAACGGAAATGAAACTACTATACACGTATCAGCACCATCATATCCAGTTGTTCATTTAACGAACAACAATACTGGAAGCTCTGCTTCCGATGGATCTGAAATAACATTAAATGATGATGGTAGTTTTATTATTCGCAATCGTGAGAATAGTTTTATTCGTTTTGATACAAATGGATCAGAAAGAGTTCGTATAGATTCAAGTGGTAGAGTAACAAAACCTTCTCAACCAGCCTTTCAAGCATATGGTGATGGCAGCTATACTACTTATTCGGCGAATGCAGAAATAACAAAATTTACTTTTACAACATATAATATTGGGTCACATTATAATACTACAACTTGTAGATTTACAGCACCTGTAGCAGGAGTGTATTTATTTACAACTACAGTTCTAACTGAAACAGATCAGTCAGGATCTCTCACATTTGCTATTAATGGTACTGACGCAACTGCCCAAGCAAGAATGTATATGAGTGCAGAGAGGGGCAGATCTAATAGTATTCTATTGCAATTAGCAGTAAATGATTATGTTAGTTTATTTGCTAGAGATAATAATTTGCGTATTTATGGACCATCATATAGTGGATTTAGTGGGGTTTTATTAGGATAATAGTGTAATAAATACTCAAAAAGACTTTATATGGATTATACAATTACCTTAACCGAAGCAGAACAGAAGGCAATAGAATACATTGCTGCTGATGTGGACGAATGGATCACTAACGCTGCGACTAATAGGGCAAGAATTGCTATTGACGAAATCTGTGACTTATATGTTAAGACTAAACTAGAAAGTAATCAACCCATCACCGCAACTAACAAACCTGATATGGTTCTAGCGGCATACGAAGAAGGTCTAGTCAAAACAGTGGCACAAAGAAACGAAGAAGCAGCAGCACAACTTCCCGAATAAATACCTAAAAAACTCACACTATGGCGAGTAATCTTCGTGTAGACCAGATATTACCATCAACCAGCACCAATGTTGCGATTGGAACTGCGACTGGAAGTGTAACGTTAGTAGGTTCAGTATCTGGCACAAGCATTACAAATAGTGGTGTTACAACCGTTGCTGCCGGTAGTGCTAGTGCTCCGTCCATAACACCAACAGGCGATTCAAACACCGGAATATTCTTTCCGAGTGCTGATACTATAGCCTTTGCTGAAGGTGGTGTAGAAGCATTAAGAATTGATAGTAGTGCTAATATTGGTATAGGAACCGCAGTCCCATCACAAAAACTTGAAGTTGTTGGTGGAGAAATCAAAGCAGGTAGAGTTGATGCATCTCAAGAGGGTGGACAAGTAAGTTTTGGTAGAGCAACTGATAATGCAACTGGTTGGTATATTGATGTTTATGGCAATACATCAACACCATCTCTTCGTTTTGTTGATGTAAGTAATGCGTCAGTCAGAGCAACTATTGATGGTTCTGGTAGATTAACTCTACCTTCTCAACCATCATTTATGGTTCATGGAGCTACTTTTAATTCAACAACCCCAGAGATATATCTTGGTAGTAATGTGGATCATAATGTAGGAAATCATTTTAGTACAACTACTGGACTTTTTACTGCTCCAATTTCTGGAAAATATTTTTTCTCATTTTCATTCTCAACAGAAGATACTAATTCTCATTTTGTAAATTTAGTAAAAAATGGTAGCGTATACCCAAATAATATGTTGAATTATGGTGTTGTATATCAACCCGGAACTAACACACAAATAATGAATTTGACTGCTGGTGATACTGTATCAGCAAGACGTAGAGCTAGTGGTTATGCGGTTTATTATGCTTGGTTTTGCGGATACCTTTTAGGATAATAAATACTCAAAAAGACTCAATATGGACTACACAGTTACTTTAACAGAAGCAGAACAGAAGGCAATGGAATACATTGCTGCTGATGTAGATTTTTGGATTACAAACGTAGCAACTAACCGTGCTCGCATTGCGATTGACGAAATATGTGACTTGTATGTCAAGACTAAACTAGAAAGCAATCAACCCATTACTGTTATCAACAAAGATGATATGGTTCTAGCGGCTTATGAAGAAGGTCTAGTCAAAACAGCAGCACAAAGAAACGAAGAAGTACAAGCAACGTCTTTAAATTTATCATAGTACTTATCTTCAACCGCCACAAAGCAGAGTCTAGACCCAAAATTATACTTTGTCAACCCTTGACACCTGACTCAGAATCCCTTATAATATTCAAGTCTTCAACATCCTTGTAACTTTGGGAATGAAGACCCTCTCTGTGGTGGGAGAGGTGAGTTGGTGGTATAATGAGGAGGGTGTTTATGCCCTCCTTTTTTCTTATAAATTATTAAGCGTATCTAAAGAAATATGAAGTTCACTGTTTATAGTAAAAACGATTGCCCCTATTGCACTAAGGTTAAAGAAGTATTGGAGTTGACAAAACAGTCATTTGTGGTCTATACTTTAGGTGAAGATTTTACAAGAGAACAATTTTATTCTGAGTTTGGAGAAGGTTCTACTTTTCCACAGGTAATTTGTGATGATAAAAAGATTGGAGGATCCGTTGACACAATCAAATTCCTCAAAGAAAACCAAATCGTCTGATACGAACATAAATAAACCTGAAGACCACTTTAATCGTGGCATTGAACTCATTCTTAATGGAGGTAAAAGAAAGCAGACTCAACCATTTCATATTATCTTTGAAAAGATAGTTTGCTTTCTCAATCGGGAAGTCACTATCTATTTTGAATTTTCCTTAAAGTCAAGGAAGAAAAAAGTAGTTTCCCGGAGAAAAAGAAATGTTAGCAGTTAGTCTAGTATTCGGTTCCTTTCTAACCGTATTGTTTCTTATAGTGGGAGTAATGGCAGGTTGGGTGGCAAGAGAATACATGATGAACTATCGGGAGATTCCAAGACCACATCCTGAGATGTTTGACCAGCAAGGTAATCTTATACCTGACGAAGTAATCGCATTTAATTTTGAAAACTATCATGACTACGACGAAGAAGACGACAGCGACAACGAGTAGAGCAAAAACTACCGCAACAAAAAAACCAGCAGCACCAAAAGCAAAAGTTGCAGAAGCACCGATTCCAGACCTTCCAGCAAATCCTTTTGTTTTTGAAATTCTGAATGTTGCTGCAAAACAAAAGAGCACTGTTAAGAAAGTAGAAGCACTTCAAAAGTATGCTCATCCTTGTCTGAAAACACTGTTCATTTGGAACTTTGATGAGACCATTCAATCAGCACTTCCTCCTGGCGATGTTCCATACTCTGCGGTAAATGAGATGGACTCATTCAAGGGAACTCTGAGTGAGAAGATTGCTGATGCAGTTGATAAGATGGAAGAACTTGGAACTAACTCTCTTGGTTCTCAGGATCAAGGACGCTCTTCGATTCGCAAAGAGTATCAAAAGTTTTATAACTTTGTCAAAGGTGGCAATGATAGTCTGAGTTCTCTTCGCAGAGAAACAATGTTTATCAATCTTCTTCAAGGTCTTCATCCTCTTGAGGCAGAAATTGTTTGCCTTGTTAAAGATAAGAAACTTGAAACCAAGTACAAAATTGGTAAAGATGTTGTTTCGCAAGCATTCCCTGATATTATTTGGGGAGGGCGTTCGTGAGTCAAGTTGTTGAAAAAACACAGGAAAAGCATATGGATCATTGGACATCAGCAGAAAAAGAAACTTGCAAGTCACGCTACAGTTGTGAAATTATGATTGAAAATGGTTCATATGCTGATGTCTGCACCAAAGAAGCACCGAATGATGCTTACATTGTAAAATATCTTGTAGACGAAGAAGTTTGTTATGACCTAACTAGAGGAACAAGAACTCGTTTGTTTGATATGTATTGGGATAAGTTTCGTGAAAACTTAAAGAGTATTGACTTTGGATATGGTCGATACAATCCAAAGACCTGGGGTTATCAAGCACCCAAAACCAAAAAGCGGAAGTAGTTTCCCATATCGGGGGAAAATTTCCCGGCAAAATTTCTTTGCGTGAGGGTTTTCATAAATCTTCATTCTTTTTAGTATAATATGGATACATTTTTGTATCTATTGTTACTGTTTCAACATAAAACTTGTATATATAAGAAGAATAGAGGTATAATATCCCTCTAACGTTCATCCTATGTCTAAGGCACTTTTGCTTTTAGCATGGGTTCCACTTCTTTCTATCTCTACGCCTCAACTTGCCAAATCAAATCAAGTGACAATAAGTTGTGACGCAGCGTGGGAACTAATGGACATCGTTAAAAACGACGATGTAGTAGACCAAAGAAAAGAAGACCGATTGCTATCAGAACTCCGAAAGGATGTTGTGAGACTTAAGTGCTAAACTGAATAGGACGGAAGTAAGCCGACTCGGAACGGATCGTTCATCTATGGAAACACTCTTATTAACTTGTTTACAAGCACAGTTAATGATTGGAAGAGTTTATAAAGTTGATATTCCAAAACAAGCAAAAAATGACTTGATTTGGGAAATCAAACAGATTGCTCCAAAGGAGTGTAAAATAGACGCAAAAGCCGACTGAAGGAACGCTCTTTAACCTAAAAAACTAAGGAGAAAACCTAATGTCTAAAGTCGTTTACAGAGGTGTTGAATACGATACCCAAAAGCGTATCGAATACCAACAGCAAATGCAACAACAAGCCCAACAATACAACGAAACCTATCGTGGTGTTAAGTTCGTAAAGGAGGGGCATAAGTGATGCAAAAGCTAAACTTCCTACAACTTATCAAAGAACAAAAACAAAAAGAAGAGCGCCGTCACCAAGCACAACTAGCACAACTCGTTGGAGCAAAGTGATGTTCGCAGTATTACAAATTACCGCAGGTTGTGCGGTTGTAATTACTTTATTGTCGCTTTATATTCAATTTCTTTTTAAATAGTGGATTACCATTACCACTGGGACGATATGGATAAGGACAGCAGAGAACCTGCCTGTTATCAACTTACATATCGTGGGTGTAAGTATTGGTCTTGTTACCGCATACATCTTAAAGAGTGGTTTGAACAAGTTTTAGATATGGAACCAATATTTAACAGGAGGGGTTGATCCCCTCCTTTTTTTATGTTAAAATGCCTCAAGAGAATAGTATCTTATGGACAAAGACAAACTAAAACTTATTGTCCGTAATCTAGAACTTCTTGTTGATTCTTTGAAAGCAGAAGTTTATTCTGATACGTCTGCCTATTCCTACACCGAAGCAGAGGTCAGAAGAAGACCGATTTTAGATTACGACGAAATTTTTGAGGATTCTGATTTAGATGACTAGTAGAGCACGAGAACTAGTAAAGTTGCTTGAGAAATTAACCAAAAAAGAACACTTATATTCTGCTGAGCAACTTATAGAAATGAAAAAACAACTGCGAGTAGTGAAACAAGAACTTGCAAACCTTGAAGCACAAACATCAAAAGGATTTGGAAAGAAATGACCGTAAAACTTATCAGTGTGACTCCCGATGCAGAACAAACAATGGCATATATTGCTAGGGTTTCTAATCCAGCGAATCAAGATTCTGAAAACTATGCGGGTTTGCTACGTTATTGTATTAAGCACAATCATTGGTCTGTTTTTGAGCAGTCGTCTATGAGTTTGGAGATTGAAACAAACCGTGGTATCGCAGCTCAGATATTGCGCCACCGTAGTTTCACTTTTCAAGAATTTTCGCAGCGATATGCTGATAGTTCTTTATTGAGTGATTATATCCCTGTTCCTGACCTTCGCCGCCAGGACACTAAGAACCGTCAGAACTCAATTGATGATATTGGTGACTATGAGAAACTAAGTCTTCAGAGTAAAATTCAAGACCATTTTGCACACTCTATGCAACTCTACAAGGAACTTCTTGCACACGGTGTGGCAAAAGAGTGTGCAAGGTTTGTACTGCCCTTAGCGACGCCTACACGCATCTATATGACGGGTTCTTGCCGTAGTTGGATTCACTATATCAATCTTCGTTCTGCTAATGGCACTCAGAAGGAGCATATGGACATTGCTCTGGAATGTAAGAAGGTGTTTTCCGAACAATTTCCAACGGTTGCCGAAGCCCTTGAATGGGTCTAAATATTTTATCTTGAATTCGTAACTTATGTGTCCCGTATATCCTGTAATTAATACTAAAACTGGTGAACAGAAAGAAGTGGAAATGAGTATCCACGTCTGGGACCAGTGGAAAAATGATAATCCAGACTGGACTCGTGACTGGTCTGATCCATCTACTTGCCCTTCTCCTGGAGAAGTTGGTGAGTGGAGGGATAAACTCGTTAATAAGCATCCTGGATGGAACGAAGTTCTTTCTAAGGCAAGTAAGGCACCAAAATCACAAGTAAAAAAACTCTAATATGGCAAGAAGAAAAAGAGGAAACACCGATCAACCAATCGGAGTTGGTCTGACTGCAAAACAAATGAAGAGGAGAAAACCTCTAAGTGCTGAATACTTAATTGATATTGATCCTCTTACAGACAATCAAAAAAGACTTTTTGAGTCTTATAATGATGGTAAACACATTGTTGCCTATGGTTGTGCTGGAACTGGTAAGACCTTCATTACTCTTTATAATGCTCTTCAGGATGTTCTAGATGAACAGTCTCCTTATGAGAAAATCTATCTGGTTCGTTCACTAGTTGCCACTCGTGAAATTGGTTTCCTTCCTGGAACACATGATGACAAAGCAGATATTTACCAGATTCCATATAAGAATATGGTGAAGTACATGTTCCAGATGCCAAGTGACTCTGAGTTTGAAATGCTTTATGGCAATCTGAAAGCACAGGAAACCATCAAGTTCTGGTCAACTTCTTTTCTTCGTGGAACTACGCTTGATAATGCAATCATTATTGTGGACGAGTTTCAGAATCTAAACTTCCACGAACTAGATTCTATTATTACTCGTGTCGGTGAAAATACCAAGATTTGTTTCTGTGGTGATGCTTCTCAGTCAGACTTGCAGAAAACAAATGAGCGTAATGGTATTGTGGACTTTATGACGGTATTGCGTAAAATGCCATCATTTGATATAATTGAGTTTGGTGTAGACGATATTGTTCGTTCTGGACTTGTTAAAGAATACATCATTGCGAAAATGGAAGCAGGTTTTTAATGTTTAATCATGTTGATATTGAACTCCCTCAGTTGGAGCGTGAAACCATTGATGGTGTAAGGTACTACAAAGTTCCAGACGAAGAAGAACTTATTCGACTGGTTTCCATCACTTCGGTGACCAGTCATTTTAACAAGGAAATCTTTGTTAACTGGCGTAAGAAGGTGGGTGAAGAAGAGGCAGAGCGTGTCACTAAAGCGGCAACAAGTCGTGGAACTGATATGCACTCTCTTACTGAGCATTACCTTAAAAATGAAGAACTGCCAGAAGTGCAACCTCTTTCAGATTTTCTGTTTAAGATCTCAAAATCAGAACTCAATCGTATAAATAATATTTACGCCCTTGAAGGGTCCCTATATAGTAAGCAACTGGGTATTGCTGGGACTGTTGATTGTATTGCCGAATATAATGGCGAGTTATCAATAATCGACTTTAAGACTTCTAAAAAACCAAAACCACGTGAGTGGATTGAACACTATTTTGTTCAATGTATGGCATATGGATGTATGCTATACGAACTAACAGGACTGACTGTTAAAAAACTTGTAATTATCATGGCTTGTGAAAATGGAGAATGCGTCGTTTATGAAGAATATGACAAATCAAAATACATCAAACTGCTCAGCAAATACATTAGAAAGTTTGTTAGAGATAAACTGGAGCTCTATGGAACCAAATAAAGAACTAGAACAAGCCATCGAGAATAAGTTTCTAACGCCTTCCAAGTTTGCTCTTGAGATTGAAAAGATCGTAGCAGAAGAAAACTTTAACTATATTGATGCAATTTGTCACTATTGCGAAATCAATTGTCTTGAGGTAGAATCAGTTACGAAACTCATTTCAAAACCTTTGAAAGAGAAACTAAAGTGGGACGCAACTCGTCTTAACTTTATGAAACGAACATCAAGAGCAAAACTTCCGTTATGAGTCCTTTTGAGACATATCAAACTTATCTTTCGATGAAAAGTCATTTTACGAACAGTAAATATGACTTTTTTAAGTATGGAGGCAAATCCAGAGCAACAGTCACTTCGTTCAATAAACGCAAAGACAAATACTGGTTCGAAAAAAGTTCAAGAAAATATTCAGATAAAGAAATAGTAGATTTTTTACTCTCAAACTTTGTATCCGCAGACAACCCACAGAACTTATGGATTGGAGAAATTATCAATTCTGGAGAAAGGACCTACGCAGATTGGATGCGGAGGCAACAGAGTTTGACCTACTTGTTCAAAGAACAATCAACGGAATTGTTCTCAGAGAACGAATTAGAAACTGTGTTCAACTGTTCCAAAGGACACCCCATAGTCCTCAAAAAATTTCTAAGCGGGAAATTATCGCCAGAAACATTCGTCATCTACGACAAAATATTTTCAATCGTAAAAGATTTTGATAAAAAACTTTTGGACCCAGTGTGGGAAACCGTCAGTTTGAAAATCAAAAAATATAATCCATTTCTAAATATTGATGTATTCCAGTATAAGAAGATTTTAAGGGAAATCATAGATGAGTAACTTTTTTGACTCCGATATTATTCAAGACGAACTGAAAGAAATCAATAAGTTGCAAGAGGAGATATACGGAAGTATTCTCACTTTTGGTGGAATGTCCCGTGAAACAAAACTGGAACACATTGAAAAACTACAGTTGCTCCTTGAAAAACAGCGTGTAATGTATACACGTCTATCTCTTTCAGATGACCCAGAAGCGGTTGAGATGAAAGAGAACCTTCGTAAGTCAGTGGCACTGATGGGTTTCCCACCAGAGACTGATATGAGCATCCTGTTCAGCAGTATGGACAAGACAATCGAATCTCTCAAGAAATACGTTGACCGTTGAGAGCATCTTTGCTATAATATCTAAGTAAATCCCCCGAATCCAAACTATCCGAGGTATCCAAATGTCTTTTGCTGACCTTAAAAAGCAGTCTAAACTTGGTTCTTTGACCGCCAAACTGGTCAAAGAAGTTGAAAAAATGAATACTGGTAGCGGTTCTAGTGACGACCGCGTATGGAAACTGGATGTAGATAAGAGCGGCAATGGTTATGCCGTGATCCGTTTCCTTCCTGCTCCGAACGGTGAGGACCTTCCGTTCGTGAAACTCTACAGTCACGCATTCCAAGGTCCTGGTGGTTGGTATATTGAGAACTCTCTGACTACTCTGGGTCAGAAGGATCCTGTATCGGAACTGAACTCCGAACTCTGGAACAACGGCACCGATGCTGGTAAGGAACTGGCACGTAAGCAGAAGCGTAAACTGACTTATGTGAGCAACATCTATGTTGTGAAGGATCCTGCCAACCCTGCTAACGAAGGTAAAGTCTTCCTGTTTAAGTATGGTAAGAAGATCTTTGACAAACTGACTGCAGCGATGCAACCTGAGTTTGAGGATGAAGAGGCGATTGATCCGTTTGACTTCTGGCAAGGTGCCAATTTCAAACTGAAGGCAAAGAATGTTGCTGGTTATCGTAACTATGACTCTAGTGAGTTTGCCGCTGCTGCCCCTCTGCTGGACGATGATGACGCAATGGAAGCAGTGTGGAAGAAGCAGTATTCCCTTGCCGAACTCGTTGCTGCTGACCAGTTCAAGACCTATGATGAACTGAAGAAGCGTCTTGAGTATGTGCTGGGTTCCAAAGGCACTCCTCGTTATCAGGATCCTGAAGACCTTGATGAGGACAACACCCGTGGTTCGACCCGTGAACTGACCGAAGACCTTCGTTCCGAACTTAGCAATCTTCAACCCACTCGTCGTGCTGCTGCGGTTGAGGAAGATGAGGATGATGATGCCCTGTCCTACTTTGCCCGTCTTGCCGAAGAGTGAAGTCTGATTACTACATTGAACGTGTAAGTAAGTCCGAAGCCGCAGAGTTACTTCTGCGGTTTCATTATCTTAAGGACTTTTCAAAAGGGTTCAAGTCAGGATACAATTATGGTCTTTTCAAGAAAAATGATTTTTGTCCGTTAAATATAGGTGGAATACAGGGAATTATTATCTTTACTGGACTCCCAGTTCCAGAAGTCGCGCAAGGAGCATTTGGACTTGGAAGAAATGAACAACAAGGACTCTTCGAACTCTCAAGACTTTGCATCCACCCCGATACACAGTCACAGGAGTACAACATTACTTCTTGGTTCGTTGCAAAAGCGATTAGACAGTTTCGCAAAGACACAAAGGTATCAGCAATCATATCTTACGCGGATTCTGATTTTCACGATGGTACAATTTATCGTGCTTGCAACTTTAAATATTGCGGTCTTACAGACCCTAAGAAAGACTTCTACTATTCAGACGGCACCAAACATTCAAGAGGTAAAATAAAAGGTGCTGAAGGAGAATGGAAAGACCGCTCCCGTAAGCACCGTTATGTGATGATGTTTGATAAGAGTTTGGAACTCTTATGGTGAAGTATTTCTTGTATTTTCTGTTTTTATAAGTCGGTTGTTGACATACTGAGAAGACTTTGGATAATACATAATATCCTTAAAGTCATTTACATATTGTTGTAGGTATCCTGGTTTTAGAACATATATTGAACGTTTTTTCTCATTCTTTCTAACTTCATATTGAAAGTTAGAAATTCCAACAACTGGATTTAACGTTGTGTATGGATTATTTGGATTTGGTATTGTAAATGTTTTATCCACCACTTTACCAGCAGGAAGAATAAGTCTGTTTTTTGAGTCTCTGACTTCAGTTGTTTCGTAGAACTTAACATCATTTAAAATAGTTCCATACTTATTTTCAGCATAAAGATATAAGTCTTTATCTGATAATGGCCACTGATCTCTTACGCTGGTAATATTTGCAGATAAAAGAACGACCCAATCATAGTCTGGAGCACCATAAATTTTTTCTGCAACTGTGTCTGGTCTTTCTCCTTCTCTGATTTCATACTTATTGAAGAGAGTAAAAACGTTCTGTAAGTCATCACGAAGTTTGACTCTTCTGAATAAGTTTTTTGCAGTCACATAGTCAAGAGAAGAATTTCTATCTTCAATGGGTGACTGGTATTGAATTTCTGGAAGTTCTCTGAAATAAGACATTTTAGTAACCTACTCCTGTTTTTCCTTCTTCGGTTTCATAATCTTCGGAGTAAATTGGATTGAGTTCTTTGAATGTCAAGGTCATTTGCATATGAACTGGTGTCCCATCTTGATAAGTTGAATAAGTTCCAGAACCAGTGTAAGAAAGTTGCATATCAGTCAAAGCCATTGGTTTAAACTTATTCAAGAATGGATGCGTTTTATTACCACTTTTATAGGCAACTAAAAATACATCTGGAGATTTGATAAAAACTTTTCCAAGACTGCCAGTTGATGTTGATTTGGGAGTCATATGAATTTTAAATGCTCTAATTATTTCTTTAACTTCTCTTGCTTCTCTTTCATCTCTCGGGGCAAAATCAAATACAAATGGAAAACTTCTAAGATTTACACCTTGAAAGAGAAGTTCTAGGTTTGGATTTAAAATTTGTCCAGAGGCTCTTGCGAGAATGCTTTGGTAACTAACACTTCCACCAACAGCATTAACTAATGCTCCACCGACTGCTGATGCAATCAAATCTTTATTTGCTTCTGTTAATCCTTGCACCTCTGATCCAAATTTTTTGAAAAAAGTTCCAGCAGCTGCTGCTGCACCAAGAGGGTTTCCAACAAGACTCGTTCCTGCTTTTAAACCAAAAGCTTCTAAAGGATTTAATGTATCATCTCCCCAAGTTATTGAGTTTGCATCTGATAAGTTTTGTGGAATTGGTAAGTAAATGTATTTTAAAGGTTTTGTATTTCTATTTGCTTCCGTTCCTGTTGGGATTGATGCCAAAGAAACAGTCTCTTCATTTATGGTAGTTTGATTATTTACTGTTTTAGTTTCTAAATTTCCAGGTACAAATTTTGGTGCTTCATACTTTACAATTCTTATTTCCAGATAGTCGCTCTTGCTTTCAATTCTACGCAGCGGATACCTATAACTCTTAGCTTTGGGTGTGCCATCATTGCTAGAGTTTTGAGTGTTTGAAACAAAACCATTAACTGCAGAGTTAAACCCTATGGATGGATCCAGCATTATCCTTTTTTAACTATTTAGTCTAATATTTTGAAATGGTATCTCTTGCAAGTCTTTGACTTCGGATGGGAAGACTTCGTATATTTTTCCAGGTATCTCATCCCACGTATATTGTCTTGTTTCTCCCCAGTGAAAGTTAATGCCACGAAATCCCCATTGAAAAACATCTGTCACGGCAACAAAGGGATTTTGATCGTATTGAATATTTGGAGTTTTAGGGCGATAAACAAAAATATAAAACTTACCAGGAGTTGGAACTTTAGGAGACTCTTGAATGACTTCAAGTAACTCAAGCATCAAGTCGTCTGGATCTTCATTTCCAATAATGCCATCAAGAACAGGACGAACTCGGTTACGGTTACGATCAGTATCTGTAACTTTTTTTTGCTGTCTTTCTTTGAGACTTTTTCTAGGCATTACTTGATACCAAGTTCGTTTTCTGTGAGAACTTTGAACTCATATCCACGATCAGCGCACCATTCTTTTGCTGCTTCCCACTTTGCCTGATTTTTAGCATACTCATATGCCTCATAAAGATATTTTTTAGTTTGCCTTTGAGGTTTTGGTGGAGGCGCAGTCTGTTTATGTGGTTTAATTTCAATCAGATACTTTTTAATATGACCGGTGCTTTCTTTAACTTTGATATAGAAGTCTGGGAAATATCTATGAGGTTTTGAGTCGATAGGGGAACGATACCAAATAAACATTTCTTCAGAACCCCATTCTAAAATGTTTGTATTAGTGTCACAATAAACCATAAATTTTCTTTCCCACAAAGAGCGATAGACAATGTTTGTGGGATCTCCCTTATATTTGTTCGGATAAGACGGTTTATATTTTCCCCTATACGACATCTAAATAACTATAACAATTCCATATAAGATATTTAGAGTGCCTACTCCCAGAAGGATATCAGATATCAAACCTCTGATAACTAACCTAGCACAAACTTCTCATTATGAAGTAGTCTTTGCTGGTTTATCTGCTCCATTAAGAGGTCACCTAGCATATAGAGGTCTAGATGCCAACTTCATTGGGGAAAGTATGGGATTGCTCTGTAGTTCTGCAGTTCTACCAGGAAGTTCTTTTGGAACAGCAGATATTGCAGGAAACTACATGGGTGTGGTTGAGAAGTTTGCTCATACTCGTTTGTTTACTCAAATTGATCTTGAGTTTTATGTTGATGCATCTTATAAAGCACTGAAGTTTGTAGAGCATTGGATTGAGTTTATTTCTTTTGGTTCTGGTGTATCTCCAGCAAGAGATGGATATTTTTTCAGAATGAGATATCCTCAAGAATACAAAACTGATGCAACTCGTATTATTAAATTTGATAGAAATTATAATCAACAAATTGAATACACTTTTTATGGTATGTTTCCCATTGCAATGAACTCCGTTCCAGTTTCATATGCAAACTCGGATATTTTAAAAGTTACCGCATCTTTTAACTTTGATAGGTATGTTTGTGGTAAGACAACCAGTTATAGTGTTTATGTTGGATCGGATAATAACAAAGTTTCTGGTCAGAAGACAAGCTTCTTAAATTCTAATGATACTGGAAATGTAACCAGACCATCTTTCCGCCCAGTATCACCTGGTTTTTATGGTGGTGGAGTTGGTGCTTATGATGCAAATCAATATAATACTGTCACCGAAGCAAATAATGCAAGTGGTATTGTTCCGGTAAACCAGTGGAACTCTGTTGGTATGTCTGGACCTCAGCAATAACCTCTAAATAAAAATAACTGAACTTTATAGGATATTATGCCTTTACCAACAATTGCGACTCCAACTTATGAACTTGAGTTGCCTTCAAATAAAAAGAAAGTTAAGTATCGTCCTTTTCTAGTCAAAGAAGAAAAGATTCTCATTATTGCAATGGAGAGTGAGGATCCAAAGCAAATTGCAAGAGCGGTTAAGGACGTAATTACGAACTGTATTTTAACCAAAGGTATCAAAGTAGATGAACTTTCTACTTTTGATATTGAATATCTTTTCTTGAACATTCGCGGAAAGTCTGTTGGAGAAGATATTGAAGTCTTAATTACTTGTCCTGATGACGGAATGACTCAAGTTCCAACTTTGATTACTCTGGATGAAATCAAAGTTCAAATCAGTTCAGAACACACCAAAGATATTAAACTAGATGATAATCTAAGTTTGAGAATGAAGTATCCTTCAATGACTGAGTTCATTAAGAGTAACTTTAGCGTAGATGGTAGTTCTGTAACTGTAGATGAAACATTTGATCTTATTTCAACTTGCGTAGAGCAGATTTATAATGAAGAAGAATCTTGGAGTGCCTCCGACTACTCTAAAAAAGAACTTCTAGAATTTTTAGAAGGACTGAGTTCAAAGCAATTCAAAGAAATTGAAAAGTTCTTTGAAACAATGCCAAAACTTTCTCACACACTTACGGTTAAGAATCCAAACACTGGTGTAGAGAGTGATGTTGTCTTGGAGGGTTTAACGGCTTTTTTCGGGTAAGTATGGCTCATGAAAGTCTTGAGTCATACTTCAAAACCAACTTTGCCTTGATTCAGCATCATAAATACTCATTGACAGAACTTGAAAATATGATACCTTGGGAAAGAGAAGTTTATGTTTCTCTTCTCCATAATTTCATAGAAGAAGAAAATCTTAAAAACAAAGTAAATGGCTGAACTGGCATCACCCATCTTAGGTGGAATCAATAGTGCTAGGGGAATGGTTTCTCCTAGACAGATGAGTGGTGCTATTGAAATAGAAAGACAGCAAGAAAGACAGCAGTTAATGTCTTCTGTTTCAAATTTAGTTGGTGGTTTGAATATTAGACTTGACCGTATCACCGGACAAATGGTTGGTCTAAGTCAGTCATTGCAAACTGTTTCTGCATCGGTTACACAAAATTCCTTTCTAGAAAGACAGAAAGAAGCGATAGAGCAAGAAAGAGAAAGAAGAGTCGCAGAGCAACAACTCAGGGAAGGTCAAGAAGCATTAGTCGAAAGAAAGATTGAGAATGCAACTGTTGCGCCAGCACAAAAAGCTGCAGTCAAAGCGCAGTCTTCTCTTTCCCGTTTGATGGGATTCTTTACCTTATTATTGACTGGATGGTTAGCACCAAAAGTTATTGGTGGTATTGCATCTGCAGTTAAGTTTACGACTGATGCTTTAAATGGAGTTAAAAACCAAGTAGGTAAAGGTTTTAATCTTGCCGGAAATGTATTCAGAAATATCTACACGGGTCTTGCAGGAATTGTTGGATCAATCACTAGAACCACATCTAGAATCTCGCAAGCAATTGCAAACGGACTATTCAAATATCCTTTTCAAGTTGTAAAAAATGCTGCACAGGGGACAATAGATAATATTAGAAACATTGTTCGTCCTGGCACAACAAATCCACCACCACCTGCTGCAGCACCAACAAGTGGAATAGCAGCAACTCCATCTTCTCAAATGGGACAGATGCTTAGGTCAGTTGGAAATCTGTTTCAAAATCCATTTGTGCAAGGAACTGCTGGAACTGCTGCTAATATTGCTTCTGGAGTTCCTGCAGGACAAGCAGTTATGGGTGCTGGAACAGCAGTAGCAGGTCTAACCGCACTTTCAAAAATACCATTCTTACCATTACCACTTAAACTACTGGGTGGATTTGCTTTATATTCTCCTCTTAATAACTTAGGACAAGATCTCTTTACTAAAGCTTCTGGCACAATGGCTGGATTTAATCTTCCAGAAGGTGCATTAGATGCATCCAGATATACTATGGCAGGAATGTCTGACGCTGCAGCGACCGTTCAAGCAAATGTTCAAACAACTGCATCTCCTGCATTAGTTAGAGCACAAAATCTTGGTCCAGCTCCTGAACCAGAAACAACCGTCGTTGTGACTGCAGGACAGCAACAGCAACCAAGAGATGTGCCTGCAAACATGAACCCAGTCGCAAATAATATTCCATCTATTTCTTCGTCAAATCCTGATAATTTCTACGTGTATTATTCGATGGCAAACTATAACGTGGTAGCATAAGATGAGCGTTTCATTCATTAAAGTTACTTCGAATAAACTGTTCAAGTCAACAGATAATCTTGAAAAGAGATCAAAGCAGAGTAATAGTATTGCAAAAAGTGTTGGAAGAACTTTACAACAACAGTCTGTTTTTAAAAGACAGTCTATTGCGAAAAGACAAAGCATTTATCAAAAAAGAAAAGACGGTATTCGCAGAAAACAACAAAGAGACCTATTTGAAGCATCAAGATCAACTGGTTCTATAAGAAGTGTAGGTAGAGCAGTCACAAACTCAACCAAAGGATTTTTGGGTAGAATACTTGATGCCATTGCAATTACAATGGTTGGTTGGGCAGTTATAAACTTACCAACTATTATTTCATTATCTAAACAACTAGGGGAAAGAATCGTAAAGATATCTGGAACGATGTCTAATTTCATGGGGAATACCCTTTCAATATTTCGAGAAATAGGAACACTTTCATCAGCATTTATTCGTAACTTAATTGCTTTTGATTTTTCTGATATGGGTAAGCAAATCGATGCTTCGTTGTCGAGGGTCAGAACAACTTTCAGTAGAATGGAAGTTGATTTTTTTAATGCAATTAATATTCTAGTTCAACCATTTGATTTTGGTGAAGAAGAGCAGCAACCAGCACCAACTACAGGACAACCAACTCCCCCATCAGCACCAGGTGGTCCAACTGGAACTTCTTATGGAGTCAATCTAAAAGCTCTTGCTGATGCAACTTCTAAAGCAGAAGGAAACTATGGATCTGTAGGTCCAACGACGTATCTTGGTCACGGATTGGGAAGATACCAGTTTATGACTGGAAGAAATGATACCCAACAAATTTTATTGAAAAATGCGGGTAATAATAAAGCACAAGTACAGTCTTTAATAAACAGATCTTTAAGTGGAGATCGTTCTGCTGCTCAACAGTTAATAAAATATTTTCCACCAAAAGATCAAGATGCTTTATTTGCAACTCACGCACAAAATACTTTAACTCAAATAAAAAGAAAATACCCAAATGCTGATGAGTTCTTTTTAGTTCAAAAGTTCGGAGTTTATCATTTAACTGGTGGTGATTATCCAAATAGTAGAGATGTAAATGGAACTAGTGGAAAGGCGCATGGGGATAAGATTCTTGATGCCTATAAAAATTTAAAAGGTAGAACACCAACTGCACCACCAGCACAAACAACTCCAGCACCACCTGCAACTCCTGGTGGACTTGGTTCTAGACCATTAGTGAGTGGAGATGTATTGACTCAATCCATTGGAAGAGGAGTTCCTTTCATTCAAATCACAGATTCATTTAAGGACCCAGATAGACCTGGACACTTGGGTCTTGATATTGCGTGTCCTTCTGGAACTTGGATTGCATTGAGAGTTGATTGTGAGTGGGTTGGATATCGTTGGGATGATGGTGGATATGGACACGTTGTAGATGTATGGGTTCCTTCATATGGAGTCCAACTTCGTTTAGGTCATTTGCTTGCAAAACCGAGAGCGTTTACCACAATGAAAGCAGGCAGGTCATTTGCTCAAGTTGGAAGCAGTGGTCGTTCAAGTGGTCCTCACATTCATCTTGAATACACAAGACAAAAAGGAAAAATGGGTTATGGAAGTGATGCTGATCCATCACCTTATGTTCCACTTTTATTACTCACAAATCAACCAAACAAGGCTGCTTTTAATGCTCCTGGAAACACAACAGCAGTTCCAGCACAAATAACTGGAAGAAGACAAGGAGCAACAGTATCTGATGGTATTACTCCGGAGTCTAGTGGAAAAACATTGGTTGTTGCCGCTCCACCACAGTTATATCAGAATCCAGCAATGATGACCGGTTCTGGTGAGGGGTCTCCAATTATTATTGCTGGACCAAGCTTAAATAGTCTTATCAAACAAAGAATGTTGTTGGAGCTTGCTTATACCTAATGTCAACTAAAAGATCTCTATACGAAAAACTCATACTAGAATCTACGGATCAGTCAAAGACGGTTGACATTAGACTTGGAACATATTCTATTGACTATTATGAAGATGTATTCTCACCAACTGTGACTGCAAAAATAGTTGTAATGGACACCGGTGGAAGTATCAGAGGTAAAAGTGGGGAACTTCAGTCAATTTATAATGGTCTTCCCTTGCGTGGTGGCGAAAGACTTGCGTTAAAAATAGGTGGAAACTCGCCAACAAATCCAGATCTAGATTTTTCTAAACCAGACGATCTACTTCATGTTTCTAGTATTTCAAACGTTATCAGTCAAAGTCAACGAGAAGTATTCCAACTACACTTAGTTTCAAGAGAAGCAATTACAAATGAAACTTCAAGAGTCGGTGGAAAGTTTTCTCCAGGAACTTCTATTGATAGTGCAGTAACTCAAATATTAAATGATAAACTTAAGGCAACAAAAGTAGGAACAATTGATAAAACCTCAAACAAATATGCCTTTATTGGAAATTTAAGAAAACCATTTACTGTATTGGTTTGGTTAGCGTCTAAGGCAGTTCCAGATTCATCGGGTAGTGCAACTGCTGGTTTTTTCTTTTACCAAACACAAGATGGATTTCAGTTTCGTGCCATTGATAATTTAATTCAGGCAGAGTCAAAAGCAACTTATACTTACTATGGACCAAATGAGTCTGACTTCTTTAGAAATAATGACTTTGCAATTATTGATTATACAACTGAAAGAAACCAAAACCTAATAGAAAAACTTAGACTGGGAACATATTCAAGTTATAGAATGTTTTTCAATCCTCTAGATGGAACATTTACTCCTCAAAGTCAGGCAATATTTAAACTAGAAAATTATGTTGGTAAAACTAAAAATCTTGGTCAAGCAAACCTCAATCTACCAGGAAACTTAGGAAATCTTCCTACTCGAATTATTACTCAAGTTCTTGATATTGGGACAATGGATCAGGGTATATCTACGGAACCAAATGCAAATCCATTTGAATATCAGTCTCAAGCAATTATGAGATATAATATTATGTTTACTCAAACTGTAAGTATGACTGTTCCGTTAAATACAAACTTAAGAGCGGGAGATTTAATTAACTGTCAGATTCCAAAAATTACAGACTCTGATAAAAATGTTTTTGACGAAGAGCAAAGCGGTCTATATATGATAAAAGAACTCTGTCATCACTTTGACCTAGATGGATCATTCACATCTATGAAACTGATTAGAGATACATTTGGAAAATACGGAAAAAATAACAACTAATGGAAGAGTCCTTATTAAAATCTAATTTTATTGGTAGAGATGGATTCCGTTGGTGGATTGGTCAAGTAGCACTTAAAGAGGTATGGGCTGACCAAAAAGATGGTAAAGGGTGGGGAAATAGGGCTAAGGTCCGTATTATGGGATATCATCCCGCAAATACGGTTGAACTAAAAGATGAAGATCTTCCTTGGGCACAAATAGTATTACCAATGACCGCAGGAACTGGTGGTCAAGGTTCGGCACAAAAAGTTCGTGTCGCACCTGGAGATGTGGTATTTGGATTTTTTATGGATGGGGACAATGCTCAAGTTCCTGTAATTGTCGGTGCATTTGGTCATACTGCATATAAACCAGAAAAAGCATATTCGGGACCTTTTATTCCATTTACTGGGTTTACAAATGATATCAAACCACCTGATGGAGCAACATCTCAGATACTAGGTGGAAACACAAACGAACAGTCTTCAACATCTCAACCATCACCAGTTGCTCTACAGAAAAGTCAAGTAGAATCTGCTGGTGGAAAGGGTGCCGTTGGTCTTTCTGATGCAATTGGTGATAAAGTATTAAATGCAACTAAAAAACCTTCTACTCTTGATAAGATTGAAAATGCTCTTGGCAATTTTTTAAAAGACTATGCAGAGTTTGAAGATAAGATTGCTAATGGTATTGAGGAAGCAAGAGAATGGTTAAAACAAGAAATTGATTTTCGTGTAAAGCAGTTAGAGGATATTGTTAGTCAGCAAGTTGGTGGTGCAGTTAATGCAGTATTCAAAGCACTTATCCCCCTCATTAAAGCAGGTCTTAAAATTCTTTATTCTACAGTTTATGGTCTAGTATTTGCTGCAACACTAAACCCAACAACTGCAAACAAAGCAGGTGAACTTGCAGAGAAAGCAATGATTCCTGTAATATGTGAACTTGAAAAAAGAATTCCTTGTTTGATAGAAAGTATCATTAAGTCTATTGGTAATATCATTAGACAAATGTTGTATGCAATCGTTGATAATATTGCTAACTTTGTGTCTTGTGTTGCGGAGCAATTTATGGGATCAATAATGAACAGCATTATTGGTCAGATTGCAACTGGTCTTCAGTCTGCTATTGGTGGATTACAATCTATTCTTAAATATGTTGGTGGATTTAATACGGAAGACTTTTTACGCAACACTGGAGAGTCATTCTTGGGAATGCTTGGTATTCCTAAATGTGAAGAAGATGAAGATGATAATGATACGAAAGAATGGATTGTTGGATATGGAACAAAGATGCCAAAAGTAACTGATATCAATTCAATTCTTGAACTTGCAAATACTGCATTTTCAATTGCAGATGCACAGACTGGAGCAGGTAATCCAATCGAAGGTGTATCGCAAATCGTCGGTGCATTTGATATTTTCAATGCAGGTATTTCATCACCAGACTTTAGTGGTATCAGCGATTGTTTTGCTGGTATTCCTCAGTTCTGTGGTCCTCCAACAATCAATATCTTTGGTGGCGGTGGAAGCGGTGCTTCTGGAATTCCTTTACTTGGTAATATTGTTGATGCCGCAAATGGTGGTGTAACAGGAGGAATCATAGGAGTTAAAATGACCAATCCTGGTTCTGGTTATGTTTATCCCCCATTCGTAGAAATTACCGACAGTTGCAACCAAGGATATGGTGCTGTTGCTAGAGCGACAATTAAGGATGGTCAAGTAAACTCTATCTACATTGTTTCAGAGGGTGAGAACTACCCTGCTGTAGAACAACCATATATCGTGTCCGATGTATCTGTAATTAATACCGGAAGTGGATACTCACCAGGAGATAAAGTCATTGATGATCTAGGAAATGAATATGAAACTCAAATTGCAAGTGGATACATCGTTAAGGTCACACCAATAAATAGGGTTAATGTTACTTCTTTACCAGTTTTAAGCGTTGTCACAGAAACTGGTGTTGGTGCTATTTTAAAACCAAAACTAGATGTACCAGATTTACAAGGTGAAGTTAAACAAGTTGTAGATTGTGTAACAACATAAAATGGCAGAAAGAAAAAAGAACTGGGATAAAAGAGATTTTGTTAATTTCTCAACCGATGTTAAACTAACATTGCATAGCCCAATAATGGGTGGAACTGGAACTGGTGTATATCAGTTTTATGCGGTAACAGCAGATAAACTGCAGAGTTCTGTAAGTTTGTCTGAAGGTGGTTTAATGAGCATTTATAATGATGGTAAAATTGAAATACATGCTGGAAAGAAAAGTGGTGGAGGCATAGATATTGAGATTATGACTGCTGGTGGTGATATTTGCTTAACAGCAGATAAAACAGGACAAGTTAGAATACGTGGTAGTCGTATTAAAATTGATTGCGACGGAACATTAGATATGAATGTAGGAAAAGATTTGAACATAAAAGTAGGCGGCGGTCTAGGTATTAGCGCAAACGTTGCAAATCTTCAAGCACAGACTGGTAATATGCTTCCAGAAGGTGAATCATTTAAAGAGAAATGTTTCGAAGAGTCTCATGTAGGTTCAAGTGCAGCTCGCAGTCGCAACTGTAGTATTACGGAACAATTTTTAGGAGGATAATATGTCTTTTTCTGCTTTAACAAGTCTGTTTAAAATTTTTGACATTCTAAAGGGTGGTAACATTCCTGGAAAACAGAAGACTTATTCTGAGGAGTCAATCTTTCAGGATAATGTAATTGCAAATGAGAATCATTTAACTGGTGGTAATAGTGTTACTCTAGGTCAAACTATTAAAACTGGAAGTGTTTTTCTAATTAAAAATCCATTTGACATTATTCCAGTCATTCCAAGTCTGTTTGCAAGTGGTGGTATTCTTGCTGGATTTTCAACATTATTGCATACAGGACTTTCTATGTCTGTAGGGTCAATGACTTATATCGGTGATGTTAATTTATTTGGAAGTGTTAAAATTAATGGAAAAGATCTTGAAGCAGAACTTGCTTTAGGTAAGTCATTACCTTCGGATGAAAACCTAAAAGAAAATATTGAGACTATTCAAGAACCTCTGAAAAAAGTATCTGCGCTTCGTGGAGTCACGTTTGACTTTAAAGAAAATAAGCAAAAACAAATAGGAGTTATTGCCCAAGAAGTTGAAGAAATTATTCCAGAAGTTGTTGTGAATAGACCAGATGGGTATAAAGGTGTTCAATATGGAAATCTAGTTGGTCTTCTCATCGAAGCAATTAAGGAGCAACAAGAGCAGATAAATCAATTAAAAGCAACCGTTGAAGAACTTAAAAATGGAGTAGGGTAATGAGTCAGTTAATTGATAACCTTCAAAATAAAATTAAAAATAATGAAAATGCTCTTGGTTATGTGGCACAAGAAACGCCGAAGACTCAGGCAGATATTGAGATGTTCAGTCCCACTTGTGTAAAGTTGGATAGTGATATTGTGTCTTTGGTTTCACAAATTAATAGTCTAAAGTCACAAATTGTTGTCTTATCAACAAATGCATTTGCAGTTGGATGTGGAACTACGGTAGGAGTAACAAATATTTTCCCAGATAGTATCGTTGCAAAAACTCCAAACTATTCCACTTCAACCTATGATGGCAATGATCCTTATGGAAATACAAACAATACTTTAACAGCATCAAATGTTGGTATAGGTTCTTTTGTCGTTTATACACAGTCTGATACATCTCAAACTGGCATTGGAAGCCTATTTGGTACTATAGGAAGTTGTTTTAGAACACCTTGTACATCTTCTGTCTGTGTTTCACACGCTTCTTCTATAACAACATTACAAAGTCAAATATCAGCATTGCAATCTCAAGTAACAAATCTAGTTACAAAAACAAATGCTGTAAAAGGTGAACGATCTGAATATGAAATTGCAAGATACGGACAAAATAAAACCACTAGACTTTTGACCGATAAGAATACTCAAATCAGCATAGCAATACAGGCTATTAAAGATACTTCACCAACCGCTTGACACCCGCCCCCATCTGCCCTATAATACTCAGGTAATCAACAAAACCACCCATGAGCACCGCACAAGAAACTGTTCTCGGTATTGTCATCGACGTTTGCACTCGCACCTTCCTTCTGATTAGTGATCAGGGAAGCGAGCGTCTGGTTGAGTGTGAGACTGTAGAAGAGTTTATGAACGTGCTGGAAGTTGTCACCGACCAACTTGACCCAGATCAGATTGAGTATGCTGACCTCGCTATCAAAGGTCAGGAGAACAACTAAATAAAAACACAAAAATGGAAGTTTTCACTGTGGCAGAGTTTCAAGAACGTTTTGACGAACTGATTGAAAGGGTAGAAAACGGAGAGCATTTAGGAATAGTGGGCGAAGACGGTAGAGTAGCAGTTATGATACCTGCGGATGATGACCTCATACGAATACACACCGAGTTAAACAACGAGGCATCATAAACCGTAAGGGAGCATAGCTTAATGGTTAGAGCGGCCTGCTTATAACGGGTTAGTCTGGGTTCAACTCCCAGTGTTCCTATCGGGTACAACAAGGAACGTTGTATTAAACGAAGGGTCCCCTCTGCTGAATCGTAGATTATCGTGGTCAGACACCCTCGCCCAAAATACGCCTTTATCTAAATAGGTGTATGTATAAGTTCATAACATAAATGATTAATTGTAAAGCGTGTGGGAAAGAAGTTCTACAACACACAAGAAAAGGTGGAAGAGCAAAACTTTATTGTAATGAAACCTGCCGTCAAAAGTGGCGTTATAAAAATGATCCTTTTGTTATGAACAGAAACACTTATACTGAACAAAAAGAACGTGCATATTCCAATAAATGGGAGGCACTTCAATATAAAGGTGGTAAGTGTCAAAAATGTGGTGAAGATAATCCAGCAACTTTATGTTTTCACCATAGAGATCCTTCCCAAAAAAAAACTAAAACTTGACGGGAGAAGTTTCGCAAATAGAAAATGGGAACTTATCAAAGAAGAAGTTGATAAATGCGATCTTCTTTGCCACAACTGCCATCATATGATACACTATGGTGATAGTTGGAAAGAATTTCTGCAAACGCTGGTTTAGCTCTCTGGAGAAAGCACTGCCCTCATAAGGCAAGACAGGTCGGTTCGATCCCGACAACCAGCACTTGCCGTGGTTCAAAACTTATGATAGAATCCAGTGGGGCATCTATCAAACGGTTTTGATTTAGTCTCACAAACACACGGCATTCTTGACCATAAAGACTTTCTGAGTTATAATGGTCTCATAAATGGGGCGGTGACGTAACTGGTAGCCGTATCAGACTTAAAATCTGCTGGGAGTATTCCCGTGCGGGTTCGATTCCCGCTCGCCCTATAAAAATAAATATAAGATATGGGAAGTTTCCTATGTCTTATCGTATCGATCACGCATACTGCTGGTACAATAATGGCAGTATGATCGTGAAGATGTACTTTATCAATCACATTCCATTTACATTTGACGAACTTCCTGACGGTCATTTATACGACCAAGATCTTTGTAGAGCAGCAGACAAAGAAAGATCTTTTGAACCAGAAGACCTATACAGAAATTCATTCTACCTAATAGATGAAGAGGTGCATCCTTGCTTCTTTCCAGTTGAGTTAGAGAACCCTGAAGATATGCCAGATGATGTTATTGAATATGATGAGGAGGATTTAATGGGATAAATAAAGGCATATAAACCTCAAAAGAAATATCATAAAATGCCACTGAATAAGCTAGAAAATTTTATTAGGAATACTGAAGGTCGCATTCTTTATGTAAACCCTAATGACCTTGATGCAACGGATAGTATTGAAAATCAGGGTAACTCTTTAACAAAACCTTTTAAAACGATTCAGAGAGCACTGCTTGAATCTGCTAGATTTTCGTATTTAAGAGGGGATAATAACGATATTGTTGAGAAAACCACAATTTTGCTCTTTCCAGGTGAGCACCTTATTGATAACAGACCTGGTTATGCAATTAAGAGTGTTGGTGGAGTTGCAACTGCAGTATCTCCTTCTGGTGCAGAATCAGTCGCTCAAAATGAGTTAAGTTTAACCTTAACCAGTAATTTTGATTTAACTCAGTCGGAAAATATTCTTTATAAGTTTAATAGTGTCTACGGTGGTGTTGTTGTACCTCGTGGAACTTCGATCGTTGGTCTAGACTTAAGAAAGACCAAGATTCGTCCAAGATATGTTCCTAACCCAACAGACGATCTTCTAGCAAACTCTGCCATCTTTAGAATTACTGGCGCTTGCTATTTCTGGCAGTTTTCTATCTTTGATGGTGATGAAAACACACTAGTCTATACTGATGCTGCCGATTTTTCTTCAAATAATCAGGCAAAACCAACATTCTCTCACCATAAACTAACCTGTTTTGAATATTGTGATGGTGTCAATCTTCCTACTGGATATGGATTGACCGATCTTGATATGTATTATAGTAAACTATCGAATGCCTTTAATCTGGCATCTGGTAGAGATATTGATCAAAAATATCCAGATCAAACTTTAGGTTTCGCCAAGCAACGTCCTGAGTGGGAAATCGTTGGTGCTTTTGCATCAGACCCAATTAATATGAGCTCCATCATTTCTGGTGATGGTGCAACTCCTGGTTCAATTGTAACAGTCACAACAACAGTCGCTCATGGACTGACTGCTGGAACTCCAATTAAAATTCGTGGAGTCAACGTAGATGACTATAATATCTCTACAAAAGTTCAGGTAGTTACAAGTGCAACTCAGTTTACTTATGTTCTTCCTTTCGTAAGAGATAATCTACCTGCAGGTCCTGCTGCTGGACTGAGTGGTTCTTCAGCAACAGTAACCATTGAAACAGATACGGTTTCAGGTGCATCTCCATATATCTTCAATATCTCGCTACGCTCCGTGTGGGGTATGCAAGGTATGCACGCTGATGGTAGCAAAGCATCAGGTTTCCGTTCGATGGTTGTTGCACAGTTCACCGCTGTGTCTCTGCAAAAAGACGACCGTGCATTCGTAAAATATAATGAGTCAAATAGAGTATATGACTCAATTTCTTATACTAAAGTAACTGGAGCAGCACTTTCTGCTGGTTCATCTTCAACAAATATTGCAACAGTTTATCACCTTGATTCTGGTGCAATTTACAGACACGGTTGGCAACCAGTTCACATCAAAACAACAAATGATTCATTTATTCAGGTTGTTTCTGTATTCGCAATCGGTTTCAACAAGCACTTTGCTGTAGAGTCTGGTGGTGATGCCTCTATCACCAACTCAAACTCTAACTTTGGTCAGTTCTCACTATCTGCAGACGGTTTCAAAAAAGAAGCCTTTGATAAAGACAATAAAGCATTCATTACATCGATTGTTACGCCAAGAGCAGTTGTTAATGAAGAACAAAATATTGACTGGATTTCTTTTGACGTAAACAAAGTTAAGCAAGTTGGTATCTCAAGTCATCTTTATCTGTATGGTTTCAATAACCCAGACATTGAACCACCAGTTATCACACAAGGATATCGTGTTGGTGCAAGAGTTAATGATACTCTCTACTTAGAAACTCCATCAGGAACAAAGAGTGCAAGCATTTTAATGCTTGATAATATCATTGGTTCGGGAACAACTATTGCTCTTGGAACTTGGTCATCTGAAAAAGTATACAGTGCAACATCATCTGGTTCTAATATTCTAACTCTAGGAAGTCATACTATTCAAACTGGTGAAAAAATTAGAGTCATTAGTGATGCTGGTGATCTTCCAGAAAACTTGGAAGAAAACGTTATCTATTATGCAATTCGTCATTCGTCAACTCAAATTAAAATTGCTTCTTCCAAAACAAATGCAGAAGCAGCAACTCCACAACCAATTACCATTTATGGTGGTGTGCAACTCAAAGTTGTAAGTAGAGTATCTGATAAGTCTGCTAGTGAAATTGGTTCACCAATTCAATGGGACTCGGTAAACTCTGGTTGGTATGTTCATGCAAATACGAATAATGATATTTACACTACTATCAATACACTTGGCATAGCGGGACTGACAGAAAGAACAGCAGTTTCTTACTTCAAACGCTTTGAAGATAATAGAAGTCTGGATGAAAAACTTTACAAAGTTCGTATTGTTGTTCCAAAAGAACTTGTAAATGGTAGAGATCCTAATGAAGGATTCATCATTCAAGAATCAAGCACAACAGGTGCAAGAAGTGATGCAGACTTCTCACTCTCAAGTATTACCGCAGCTGACTATCTGTTTGAGCGTAATCCAAGATTCATTAGCACTTGTACGTTCAATGCTGTAACAAGTATTGTAACTGTTACTTCTGATCTCCCACACAATCTTAAAGCGGGTGATCAAGTTATCATTAAGAATGTTACCAGCACTACGAATACTTCTGGAACCATTAACATTGGATACAATGGTACATTCCTAATTACTGAAATTGTTAATGATAAGTCATTCAGATACAGTGCAACAGACATCTTCGGAACCGTTCATACTCCAGGTGCATTTACTAATAATACAAATAACAGAACGGTTTCACTTCCTCGCTTTGAAAGAAACGACCTGAAAGGAAACTTCTTTGTTTACAGAAGTGAGGTTATCACACCATACATCTACAATACACAAGATGGTGTATATCACGTTTATCTGTTAAACTCTTCTAATGCAATTCAAACTGAGTTTACCAACCTTAAGTATTCTCAGAGTGTTGTCGATCTTTATCCTCAGTTGGATAAGGATAATGTAAATGAGAACCCTGCGGCATCGGTCACTTTTGCCTACAGAGATCCTCTTGGTAAGACCGTAACTAACGATCTGAGAAAGAGTATCACTAGAGAAACAGTTGATAAGTTCTTCCATTACTTTGGTTTAAGTCCAATTGTAACTGGCATCACAACCTCCTCTTCTGGTATTACCACTGTTACCTTTAACAGAGAGCATCAACTGAATGGTGTTGTAACTTACAATGCATTGACTGCTGGAACTGGTCATAATCCAGGAACCTACTATAACGTCAAACTTTATAATGAAAATACTCTTACAAACTGGGATGGTGCAACTGCAAAGGTAGTTGTATCTGCTGGTGGTTCAGTTACTTCCTTAGATATTATTACTGGTGGTTCCGGATACACCACTGGTGAAACACTATATCTTGATAGCAACCAAATTGGTGGTTCTCCAAGTGCTGCTATTACCATTGCAACTTCTGGTATTTCAACATCTATTGGAAACTCAGTTCAGTTTACTGGACTTGGTACAGTCACAGATGGATACTATAGAGTTCTTGATATTCCTGCTAAGAATCAAATTGCCGTTGGTCAAACTTCTGGAGATCCAAGTATTGTTGTAGGTCAGTACTTCGTTAACATTGCCCCTTCAATCAATGTTAGCTCTGCTCCATCTTACGATTCAGCAACGGGTATTTCGACTTTTGTTTGTGGAACTCCTCACGGTCTTGTAGCAGGTAATAAGTTTAGAGTTCTTGACTCTTCTCATAATAATCTTGGAGACTTTGTTGTTAATGAACTTATTTCACCAACATCATTCACATCCAAAACGAGAAAGAGTATTCCTGCTTCAGTAAAACTCTTAAAGCACGCACTTTCTGCAAACGAAGCAACATCAGATTCACTTGGTGAAAATCTTGGAACTAGAGGTGTTTCTCTCTATCAGAATGAAGTTCTGACTCTTGGACAAACTATTACAAATGATACTCAGTTCAAGGTAAGCGTACCAAATGCTGGTATTGGAACCACAAGAAGATTCCCACTTGGTTCTTATATTCAAATCAATAATGAGATTATGAGAATCACCAGCAGCACGCTGTCTGGTTCTGGAAACGATGAAATCCAGGTCATTCGTGGAGCGATGGGTACTCTGAAAGAGAACCATACTTCAGGGTCTATGATTCGCAAGATCAAACCCGTACCTATTGAACTTCGTAGACCATCGATTGTTCGTGCATCTGGTCATACTTTTGAATATATGGGATATGGACCAGGTAACTACTCAACTGGTCTACCACAGGTTCAGAACAGAACTCTGACTGAAAGAGAAGACTTCCTTGCTCAGTCTCAAGAAAGTTCTTGCGGTTCTGTTATTTACACTGGTATGAACAGCGATGGCGACTTCTTTATTGGAAATACCAAGTATTCTGCACAGTCTGGTGAGCAAATTACTTTTGATATTCCAGTTCCAACCATAACTGGACAAGATCCTTCACGTCTTTCTGTTGTATTTGATGAAGTTATTGTCAAGGAAAGAATTCTTGTTGAAGGTGGAAACTCTGGTCAGATTCTTTCACAGTTTGATGGTCCTGTCACCTTCAACCAAGAGTTGAAGATGAATGATGATGTTCAAATCAATGGTGCTCTGAAAGTTAACAATACTGTAGAAATTACAAATACAACTCAATCAACAAACAAAGACACTGGAGCTCTGATTGTTGATGGTGGTGTTGGTATTGAAAAGAACCTGAATGTTGGTGGTGATGTCACAGTAAATGGAACAACACAATCAACAAGCAAGGATACTGGTTCTCTGGTTCTTGAAGGTGGTCTAGGTGTTGAGAAGAACCTGAACATTGGTGGCGTTCAAACTATTGCTGGAACCACCGAGTCTACCAGTTGCACGACTGGTGCCTTAGTTGTTGCTGGTGGTGCAGGTATTGCTAAGAATCTGAATATCTGTGGAAACCTCAACGTTGCTGGAGTTGCAACGATTACTGGAAATATTACTGCTAATGGAACCATAAGATTTGGTGATAACGATCACCTGTATCTTGGTGATAGTGATGACCTTGATCTATTCCATGATGGTTCGAACAGTTATATTGATGATAGAGGAACTGGTTCACTATTCATTCGTGGAAATGGTGGAGTATACATTCAGAAGTATACTGGCGAAAGCATGATTGATGCCGTCGCTGATGGTGCAATCAACCTCTATCATGACAACACAGTTAGAATCAATACCCGTTCTGATGGTGCTAGAGTCACTGGTGAGTTCAGTGCAACTGGTGATGTCATTGCTTTCGTTTCTGACGAAAGACTCAAGACAAACATTCAACCTCTTGAGAATGCACTCGATAAAGTTCTTCAGTTAAGTGGTTTCACTTATACATTCAATGAAACCGCTGGTTCACTTGGTTTTAATACTGAAGAAACTCACGTTGGTGTTTCTGCACAACAAGTTCAGGCAGTTCTTCCTGAGGCAGTCAAACCAGCACCTGTAAGTGGAGACTACATCACTGTTCAGTATGAGAAGATTGTTCCTCTGCTTATCGAAGCTATCAAGGAACTCTCTGCTAAGGTAGATGCTCTGGAAAAGAAAATAGGTTGACAAAATACCAGTGCTAGTTTATAGTACTGGTATTATCTTTTTAAAGTATGCTAGGCGTATATCCTTTATTTCCAGTTCCTATTGCAAAGGTACAATATCCAAAGCGTAATGAGTTTAAAGATAAAATTCTAGACTTTATTAAAGAAAATAAAGAACTAGAAGTTGATGGTATTACTTCTCCAGAACTTAAACATTTCTTTAATTCTTCCGAACTAGAAAAAGGTTTCTTTGATTATATCAATGATGAAGACTTTAAAGAGTTTTTGCTTGAGTCTTCATATGGATTTGTGAGGGGGGTGATGGGATATGACCTTGAGGATGATTTGATTATTACTGACTGCTGGATAAACACTTGCTATAAAAATGGGTTTCAAAGATTTCATAGTCACGGAAACTCATTTGTATCTGCAACTTATTATGTAAACTATATTCCATCTATTCATTCTACACTTATATTCTTGAATCCATTTCTTAATCTTCACGTAGAACCATTTTTTGATTTGAACATCGCGGAAACAACAGCATTCAATCAAAAAGAAATAGTTTGTGACTTTATTGAAGAAGGTGATTTGGTTCTTTGGTCATCTCATTTAGATCATGGGTATGATATAAATATCGGTAATGGAAGAGTCTCTATCTCTATGAATTTTGTTCCATCAAAATTCAAATCAGGACCATATACATTTTCAATACAAAAATGACCTTACAATCAAGCGGACAAATTGCTTTATCGGATCTAAGAACAGAGTATACAAACTTAGGTCCACAGGGTCAGGTTGCAATGAATGAGTTTTATTATGGTTCTACATATTTGAAGAAAAATAAATGCACTGATCAAGCAAGAACTGATTCAAGTCATCCAACAAAAGCATCTCATTTTGATAATGTTCCTGTTGCTGGAGCTGGGACAACTATTGCTCTTACTAATTTTTACAATAAAGTATACTATTATGCTAGACAAGCGGTAGTCCAGTTAAGTGGAAATAATGCTTCAATTGATGTTAATACGATTGAAAATGAAGCATTAAAATCTAATAGCAACAATACGGTATTTTTTGATGCAGAAACAACTGGTAATTGTAGAGCAACTCTAACATCAAACTATGGTTTGACAATTCCACAAGGTTCTAGATCA